GAACAATAATTTCAAATGGGACTTTACGCTGATTGATAGCGTGAAGTTGAAAAACCCGATGGTATGAAAATATCTTTGCAAAGAAGATGAACACAGAAACGATCAGCATAAAGAAACTAAAGCCCAACCCGGCAAACCCGCGAACGATCAAAGACGATAAGTTTCATAAACTTGTGCAGTCAGTTAAGGCGTTCCCGGAAATGCTGAAATTGCGCCCTATTGTCGTGAATGACAAAATGGAGGTACTTGGTGGCAATATGCGCCTAAGGGCGTGTATCGAGGCGGGAATGAGTGAGGTATCTATTATCAGGGCAAGCGAGTTAACTGAAGATCAACAAAGGGAGTTTATCATTAAAGACAATGTCGGTTTTGGCGAATGGGATATGGATGCGCTGGCGAATGAATGGGACGCGGAGGAGTTGCAGGAATGGGGTGTGGATTTGCCGGTGTTTGCAGACATATCAATTGGAACAGACGGCTTTTCGTTGCCCGATGGAGACAAAGAGCCGTTTCAGCAAATGACATTCACTTTGGCCGATGAACAGGCGACGCAGGTAAAAAATGCAATATCCGACATAAAGGAAACGGAGGAGTATAAATACGCCGAAACAATGGGCAACGAAAACAGCAATGGTAACGCACTTTATTTAATCGTAATGCAATGGGCAGGGCAAAGGAAATAATCGTTAAGGTAATACCTGCGAAGATTGCAAATGAGTTTGTAAAGAAACATCATTATTCAAAGAAAGCGGTTATCAGTCAGTTACATTTTGGAGCGTTTTTAGATGGTAAATTACATGGCGTTATGAGTTTTGGAACTTCAACTGTAAAAAACAATATAATACATTTGGTTAAAGATACAGGCTGGAACGAGTTTATAGAATTAAACAGAATGGCGTTTGATGATTATTTGCCTAAAAATTCAGAAAGCAGGTGTTTTTCTATTGCAGTTAAATTATTGAAAAAAAACGCACCGCATATAAAATGGATTGTTTCGTTTTCTGATGCAACGCAATGCGGAGACGGTGCAATTTATAGAGCAAGTGGTTTTTATTTAACAGGATTAAAAAAAAATACAAGTAATATATTATTACCTAACGGAGAAGTGGTTAACACTATTAGTTTTACAGACGGCAAATCAAATTGGTGCTTAAAAATTAGAAGTTTAGGTTATACTTCAAAAACAAAGTATCTAAACGAAAACCAAAAAGGATGGAAGTTTATTGAAGGTTTCCAACTACGCTACATTTACCTAATCGACAAAACCTGCAAAATAACCGTACCTATTTTACCATTTTCAAAAATTGATGAAATGGGGGCGGGAATGTACAAAGGGCAACGGGTTTCGATGTCCGAAAGAAGAAAAGAACACGCGGATGAAGCACTACCGGTAGTGCGCTTGACTTCCAGTCAGGAGGAGGGGTTCGATTCCACCCATCCGCTCAAAATAAATAAGGTGTAAATAAGGTGGAAAAGGTAGAACAACCACATGGCGGGAAATTAAACAGGTTTGAAAAAGGCGACCAATTAAGCCCTGGGCGACCTAAAAAACTTGTGTCCTCACTCATTGCCCAGCTTAAAGAGGAAGGTTACGAGGGTGTGACAAACGGCCAAATTTCGGACGTTATCAGTTTGCTTTTGAACTTGGAGAAAGACCGGGTAAAACAATTGGCAGAGGACGCAAAGCAACCTATCTACGTGCAAAGAATATCCAGGAGGTTAGTAACGGCTACGGATAAAGAAATAGGCGACTTCATTGACAGGCAGTTAGACAGGGCGCACGGGAAACCTAAGCAGGTTAATGAGCATACAGGCAAAGATGGTGAAGCCTTAATCCCTACCATTATAACCGTCCGTTTGCAGTCACAGCCCCCACAAGATGAATAAATGGGCGCTAACGTATTAAATGTAGACCTTTCCTACAAACAAAGTTTGGCATGGGAATACCTGGAAAATGACCCGGCGATAGAAGAGTTGTTTTACGGCGGTTCGGCAGGAGGCGGTAAGTCGCGCCTTGGTTGTGATTGGCAGATTTATCGAAGATTGGTGTATCCAGGCACAAGGGGGTTGATAGGCAGAAAGCAATTCACCGACCTAATGACAACGACATGGAAAACCTTTCAGGAAAGATGGGATGAGGTTTGGAAGTTCAACGAAATGGGGGTGACGTGGCGAAAGGGCGGTGAGAATGAAATATTTTGGTCAAACGGCAGCGAGACAATCTTAAAAGCCCTTTCCTATCAACCGTCAAACCCGAACGCCCACAATTTTGGCTCTTTGGAATTGACAGACGTTTTCATTGATGAAAGCCCGGAGGTTGAGGAACATATCGTGGACGTTGTAAACAGCAGGATACGTTACAAACTCGATAAAGTCCCTCACGGTATTCCTAAAATGCTGATTACCGGCAACCCTGACCCTGGATGGACAAAAGCCAGGTACATAAAAGACGATAAAGGCAACCCGGTAATTTTGAGAGACTATCAGGCCGTTGTAAGGTCTTTGCTTAGAGACAACCCCGACCCGGTTTTCAGAGAGGCATACAGAAAGCAGTTAGAAAAACTACCCTTATTTGAGAGGCAAAGACTTTTGTACGGTGACTACGACGCTATTTCAAGAACAGGAAACGAGGCTTACTACTCTTTTAATCAGGATTTTCACGTCCGAAAACTACAATACGACCCCACTATCCCGGTAATGCACCTCACGTTTGACCAAAATGTGGTGCCTTACATTACGCTTTTGGTTGCGCAGTGCGTTTATGAGCAAAGAGAATCAGGCCAAGTCTTAAAAATTAAGATTCTAAAAGAGTACTGCTTAAAGCATCCACGATCAACGACACAATCGTTGTGTGAGGCTTTTTTGATTGATTGGCCCACAGTACAGGGTGTTTACATTTACGGCGACGCAAGCGGAAATAAACGCGATACAAGGGCCGCAAAGTCAGATTATGAGATTGCCTCAAACGTTTTAAGGTCGAAAATCAGCAGTAAATCCATGCGGGTGCAAAAAAGTAACCCGGAAATCCGAAAAAGAGTGTTATTTTTGTGTGCAATCTTTGAGGGTAAGATTCCAGGGGTAGAGATTGAGGTGGACGCGGACTGTTATAATCTTATCCAGGACTTGCAGCACGTCAAGACCGACGCAAATGGAGGTAAGTTAAAAGAGGAAGTAACGGTTAACGGGGTTAATTACGAAAAGTACGGGCATACGTCCGACGCTTTGGAGTATCTTGTTACAACTGTACTTCAAAGCGTATTCAAGAATTTTGAGAAACTTTTGACATAACGGACAGAATATGAAAATTAATTGGTTCGCATTATTCGGCTTCTTTTTAGGGTTGGTAGATGGCATTTTTATATGCGTTGTTTACTTCAAAATATGGCCATTCTTAAAAAGTGAAATGGGAATGCACAATAAAGAAACGCAAAAATGAAACTATACAAAAGAAGTGACTTTATAAAACTCCCGGAAGGCACAGTTTATTCAAGACTGTATGAAAATACTGGACATTTGATGGAAGGGCTTTTCTGTAAAGTGTCCGGCTCGGACTATGGAAACGATTGGGTCGAGCAAGACCTTATTGCGGAGTGCGGGTTTCCTAATGGCATAACGGACGGCACCGACGCTATTGATTACGTTGAAAGCCTACGCGATACCCTTCAGGATTTTGAGACAGATTTGCATTGCGCGGGCAGGGATGGGATGTTTGAAGATTCAGACCTTTTTGTTGTGTGGGATAAAAAGGATGTTAAAAAGTTGGCCGATTACCTAAACGATCTTTTGAAATGATAGACAAGTCGGACGCTATAATTATTTTTGTTATCGGTATGTTTTCGGGGGTGGCGCTATTGGCAGCGTTTAACCTGATATATGGTTTCGTCAAAGATGAGATTGTTGACATTTTGAGCAGGGCAAAAAAGAAAACACAATGACCATACAGGAATCGCTTAACCACCTGCTTAACCTCGCTGTAAAAGGCGAACCGTCGTACCACAATGGTTATGAGTGGGCCGAAGAATATTCGGAAGAACTGAAAGCCTACTTCGGAGGGGTGAACCTAAAGAAGTACACCAAACGTTTTGCCCGCCGGGAAAGCGAAGACCTTTTTAGGCAGTCTTTGGAAATAACCGCACCCATTCAGGCAAGTTTAGGGGCAATGCTGGAAACGCCATTTGCGAAGGTTGAAAGGTCGAACTATATCAAAGAAGTAACCCTTCCGGGCGACGAAAAAGGCGAAAAAGCAAAGACGGTTGA